TAACATGAAAAAGAAGAAAAAAGATTAAGAAATCTAGGAGTGAAATTCACTACCGAAATGAGAAATGACTTAATAAAATATATAGATTACAAGAACAGATTAATATAGAGAGGAAAATATGAGTAAAGTAATACAATTATCAATACCACAAGAACCAGAAATAGATAGTGGAAATCTACTAGTAGATGATATAGAAACTATACCCTATAAAAATTGGATAGATTCTTATATTGACTATATTGACTTCAAATATGAATTCAAATGTAGATGGCCAAATGTATGGATGATTCTAAATGAGAATGATTCTCATTAACAACATCAAATTAACCCTTGACAATAGTTGTTTCAACCTGTTACAATGGGTACATAAGATGAAAAAAGACAAGAGAGGTCAAAATGAATAAAACACTAATGAATGAAATGAAAAAACTAGACAATTCTGGGTTGAATGATGTCGTAGATTTTGCTCGTGAGTTAATGGTCATGAATGGAAAGATGTTATTTAAACCAGGAACGAAAGTTTTCATGGTACAAAAAACAAAGAAAACACCAGGTACAGTAAGGAAAGTTTTACAGAAGAATGCCGTAGTTGATATGGATAATGGTAGAACATATAGAGTACCATTGGTTATGTTGGAGGCTGCATAATGGGAGCTGTGAAAGACATGTATATGGATGAGGCCGATAATATTTTATCGGTCACTGCTCAAAAACTTGTGGGTGGTGATATATCCGAAGATGATGCACTACAAATTCTAGATAACAATTTAGATACATTAGGTATCATTGGATTAGAAGACAAGTATGATGCACTGGCAGTCATATATGAAATGACAGACCAGTTGTATAAAGATGTAAATGGAGAAACTTAATTGAAAGCAAGTTCAGGTAAACCAAGACAAAGGTTTTCAGTTCATAATTACGAACAGAAAAAAAACTTTAAGAAAAAACCACCAGAAGAAAAAGTACCTGGGTTAGGTGTAAAAGTTCATGGTGATGATATTAGTAAAGCATTAAGAATATTTAAAAGAAAAGTTCTTAAAGCTGGAGTTCTAAATGAAACACATGAGCGACAATTCTTTACAAAGAAAAGTGAAAGAAAAAGATTATCAAAAGCAGCTGGTAGACAAAGATGGTTGAGAAAACTAAATGAAACACCAGGGCCACATAATTATAGAAAAAATTATAGGAAAAAAACAGGGAGATAAAATGACAAATGTAAAATTATTACGCCTAACTACAGGCGAAGATATTGTAGCAGAAGTGACATTCTCGGATGATGTAATAACTACAATAAAAAAACCTTTTGTACTTATACCAATGGCTCAGAATCCTGGTGCAAGTCAAGAGAGTAAATTATATTTTTCACCTTTTATACCATTCGCTGAGAATGAAGAATTTAATATTAAAGAAGAAAATATAATAACAGTTAATGAACCTAAAACAGATATCAGAGATAATTATTTGAATTATATTGGTGCAATTGTACCAGTCGAGAAAAAAATTATATCATGACAGATGAAAAAGATAAAAATGATAATGTAGTTATAGGGCCTTGGGGTCAGACACCAGTAGAAAATAATGGTGAATGGATTAAAGAAAAGTATAATAAGGCATTAGACAAAAATAATACTACATTAAAAATGCAAGAAAAACTTTCAAGAGTTGATATTATAACTGAAAATATTATGGTACAATTAATTCATACTTTATCAGAAAATAGTTATGATATTGCAGATGAAAAGTTTATCTTAGATATTGGATTTTTATCTGAAACTATTAAAGGTGTTATATCAAGACAAGAAAAAATACCACATATAGTACAAGGATTAATTGATAATATAATGGCACCACAGAAAACAGAATCAGAAGATGGTGTAGATTTACATTATTCAAAATTTGATGCACCATTATTAGCAGACTTAGTTGATATGGCAGAAGAAATAAAAGAAGAAGATGACCAAACAGAAATAGTATTTGAATCAGATACAGAATTAGAAGATGCTTCAAACATATTAGAAGATGTCACAAATTGGAATAAGGATAAAGAAAAAAAAGATAAAGGTTCTTTACATAATTTGAGAACAGAAAAACTTCATGGTAAAGATGATGAAGATAAAGATAAAGATTAAAACGAATTACAATAATGTAGTAGCCGATATGACTATACGAGGCTTTAACTTAGTCGTAAACAATAATAATCATAGGAGATTATAACATGGGTAGAAAGAAACTATCAAAAACACAAAGAGTAATTAATGCGTTTGAAAGAGGCGATACAGTCACTTGGACACAATTAAGAAACACATTTGACCTAACTTCACCACAAGCAATGGTGGACAAATTAAGAAGTCAAGGTTATATGATTTACACTAACAAATCTGCTAGTGGAACATCATATCGTATGGGTGAACCAACACAAGCAATTATTAACGCTGGTGTAGGTGCAGTGCTAATGAACGGCAGAGCAGATAAAACAATTATCGCTGCTGGAATTAAAGCACTTTATGGTAATGGCGTACAATTCGCTTCTTAAATAATTAAGAATTAGTGGGGTGACTTTCGGGTCACCCTTTCTAAACTAGGAATTTAATATGATATTAGTTGACATGAATCAAATCTCTTTAGCATCTTTAATGATGCACTTGCATATAAATAAAGGTGAGTTAGATGATGAAATGGTTAGACATATGATATTAAATTCAGTACGAATGTATAGGACAATGTTTAACGAAGACTATGGTGAGATAGTTCTCACTTATGATTCAAGGGCATATTGGCGTAAACAAATATTCCCACAATATAAAGCTAATCGTAAAAAGAATAGAGAATCGGATGGTAAAGATTGGAATAGTATCTTTGAAGTTCTGAATCAAATAAAAGATGAAATAAGAGAATTTCTACCTTATAAAGTTGTTGAAACTTATGGGGCAGAAGCTGATGATGTAATTGCAACACTATGTAAACATTATCAAAATGAAAAAATCATGATTGTGTCTGGTGATAAAGACTTTATACAATTACAAAAATACAATAATGTAAAACAGTATAGTCCAATTACAAAAAAACATATAAATGGTGTTGACGCAGTTGTCTATATAAAAGAACATATACTAAAAGGTGATAAGTCAGATGGCGTTCCAAATGTATTATCACCCGACCATACTTTTACAGATGATTTAAGGCAAAGACCCTTGACATCTAAAAAGATGCAGAGTATAATGGCTCAAGATATTGATGATTTAGATGATGAAGTGAAACGAAATTATCAAAGGAATGACATACTAATTAATTTGGATAACATACCAGAAAAATTAGAAGAAGAAATCTTAGATGATTTTAAGAGTGCTACTTGTGGTGACAGAAGTAAACTATTAAAATATTTTATAGATAAAAGGCTGAAAAGTCTAACTGAACAAATTGGAGAATTTTAAAATGGCAAATGGCAATGTAACATTATTGTTTTCAGAAGTACTTGATAAAGTACATAAGGCAAAAACAAAAGCAGAAAAGGTAGCAATACTCATAGTGAATGATAACAGTTCATTAAGAATGGTATTGAAGTCATCTTTTGACCCAAAAATAGAATGGGTTATACCAACAGGTGATGTACCATACAAAAAAAATGATGCTCCTATGGGAACAGAACATACTGTTCTTCAAAGTGAAGCAAGAAAATTGTATCACTTTATTAAAGGTGCAGACAATGATACAACCCAACATCAAAAAGAAAACATGTTTATTCAAATGTGTGAGGGTTTACATGAATCTGAAGCACAATTATTGTGTGATGCAAAAGATAAAAAATTACACCAAGTATATAAAGGTTTATCGAAAGATGTAGTAAGAGAGGCTTTCAAATGGGATGAAAATTTCATGATTGAGAAAGCACCTGTATATCCAGCAGAACCTGGTAGTGCTTCTGGTGTCGAGAGATAAGACTTGACAAGTCTTGTTAGACCTGTTAGAATGGTTAATGATGAGGATAAAGTAAAAGTTCCCGTTCATGTCAGCTCACTCTCTCTCGACCTCATCATATAGAGTTGACATGAACACCTTATTAGGTATTATATTATGAGTAAGATTAAAAAAATACCATACAAATTTGTTCATGTATATTGGATTGATATTCAATCTGATAGTTCATGGCGAAGTGTTGAAGATGTAAAAGAAGACAATCTACCTAGATGTCTAAGTACAGGTTTTTTAATTAGTGATGATGATGAAATGATTAGAATTGTTTCAGATTTTAATTTCAAAGAAGATGGTAGTATTGATGAATGTGGTAATTCTACAATCATACCAAAATCTGTTGTACAAGATATAAAAGAGGTCACATAATGAGAAAAATATTATTAGTATTATTACTAATAGGATTTGATGCATATGGAAATGAAAGAGAATGTTTAGCAGAAAATGTATATTTTGAAGCTAGAGGACAAGGACAAGCTGGATGGGTAGCAGTTGCACAAGTCACATTAAATCGTGTACAAGATACAAGATTTCCAAATACAATATGTGAGGTTGTCAAACAAGGGTTAACATATGAGAGTGGCCACCCAATCAAAAACAAATGTCAATTCAGTTGGTATTGTGATGGTAAATCAGACAAAGTAAAAAACTTAAAAGTTTATAGTGAAATTAATGAGTTAATAAATTATGTTCTTGACCAAAAGTTATTTGATTTTACTGGTGGTGCAACTCATTATCATGCAGATTATGTTAGACCAGATTGGGCAAAAACTAAAACTAAAACGATTGAGATTGAAGACCATATTTTTTACAGGTGGGAAAAATAATGTTTGAACATGTAATTAGAAATCCATTCGACATGAAACCAGTTTTTAATCCTTGTGAAAAACCAAAGTTTAACGCAAATGAAACAGACATTTTTATACAAGCTCAAAAAAGAATTGAGTTAGATAATTTAGGTAAAAATATTCACTTTGAAACACCACTTGCTGTAGAAGAACAATTAGTATTTAAGACAGCACAAAGACTAGGATTGTTTAATCAGAAAAGTGATTACAGAGTTTTGATTGATTGTGATAATATACAACAATTAGGATTGGCAATAGAAGATGATGTAGTCATTATGCATAATGGTAAATTAGAAGCATGTTTCGTAGCATTTCCGTCATCATGGAATGCTGGTGAAAAGGTAGGAAAAAGTTTAACAGAATTGCATGAACCTATTGCAGATAATCAGGCATTACTTCGTGCATCTGATGGTATCATGAGAGCCATGTGTAGTGGTCAATCATTTCATAGATACACTTGGGGTATATCATCATTAAATGGATATAGTAATCATCCATTATATGAGAAACCAGAGTTCGATTCACTAGATGATTTGACATTTAGAGTAGAACATGAAAGGACTATGACAGTCACAGAGGGGACCACAGCAGTCTTCTTAATACATGTTGATATATACCCACTAAAAGATGTCTTAAAGAGTGATTTTGGACTGATTAAGGGGGCTATTGACAGTATGAGTGAGAGTGTATTAGAATATAAGAATCTATTTAAAGTAAAGGAGTTGATGAATGAATATCTTTTATCTACATGAAGACCCAATACAAAACATCAAATGGCATGTTGATAAACATGTTGTAAAGATGGCAACAGAATATGCACAATTACTATCTACAGCACACAGAGTGTTAGATGGTGAATTGTATGAAGATAGAACAAAAAATAATCATAGAATTAAAAGGTGGAAACTACCTGATAATAAGGAAAGTATATTGTACAAAGCAAGTCATGTGAATCATCCTTGTAATGTGTGGGTGCGTGAAAGTAAATCAAATTATCGTTTGATGTACCAGATTTACATGGCTTGTCTTGCAGAGTATACATACAGATATGGAAAAATACATGGAGCATCGAAACCATCTATTAGTCTACTTAGGACACCAAATAATATTAAGGATATTGGATTGACAGAATTACCTCAAGCAATGCCAGAATATTGTAAGGTGATAGGTAATCCAATTCAGGCATATAAAAATTATTATATAAATGAAAAGAATGGATTTGCCAATTGGAAAAATAGAACGAGGCCAGAATGGTATGGAAATATATAATAGTAAAGACTTAGCAGAAGATATTGAGTTTTTAAAAATGACAATTAAAAATTTAGAAAAAACTGTAGAAGAACAAAATGAAAGAATTAATTCTATGGAAAAAAATTGTGATGAATTTTATAAAAACATAGAAGAATTAGAATCATTGATTGAAGAATTAGAACCTCATATATCAGAAGTAGAATATCCAAAGGAAAGATAATGCCAACATATACATTTAAAAACAAAGACACAGGTGAAGAATTTGATAAAGTAATGAAAATTGCTGAGAAAGAACCTTATCTAAAAGATAATCCAAATATATCAGCAGTAATAACTGCACCTAATTTTGTGGGTGACCATATTATTAAAAAAATGGATGGTGGTATGAAAGAAACTCTACAAAAGATTGCAGACAAGAATCCTAATACACCGTTGGCAGATAGATTTTCTAGGAAGTCTGCAAAAGATATTCAAAAGGAAAAAGTGGTTAAGAAGTATAATTTAAAAGACACCATAGTATAAATAGTATCGTGATATAATCAATTTAATAGATTGTACACAGGGGATTAAGTGACGGATTACTTAATCCCTACTTTTTAGGTAAACATTATGAAAACAAGAAATTTTGTAGCAAAATATCTTCGTAAATTCTGTAAATCAAAAGTTGAAACAGATAAAAAAAAAGAAGATAAAAAAGGTTATGTAAAACATAAAGGTGATTTAGATGGCGAAACCAGAAGTAGGTGATATGATAGAACATTCAGAACCATCTTTTGATAGAGTTGCCACAGGCAAAGTAGTTGAATTATTAAGTTCGCAATTTATTTATGAGGTTCACAAGGTAGTAGAAAAGGGTAGAGAAAAAATACCTGTAGATAAAACTAGTACAAGAATGTGTATGTTTAATGAAACATGGAGTAAGATTTAATGTCAAGAAAAAAAGAAATTAATGCTGGTGATTTGGTAAAAATTGAACCAATTACAGATAATCAAAAACTAGTATTCGAAGGTTATAAAGCAGGTAAGAATGGTTTCTTATTTGGATGTGCTGGTACTGGTAAAACATTTGTATCATTGTATCTTGCATTACAAGATGCACTTAAACAAGGAACAGCTTTTGATAGAGTTGTGATTGTTCGTTCATTAATACCAACAAGAGAAATAGGATTCTTGCCTGGTGATGAAGAAGACAAGGCAGCTTTGTATCAAGTACCATATTCAA